TCGCCTGCCCCATCTGTCCATCTGCATAAGTCTTTGAAACAGACACATCACCTGCCTTTGATGACTTTGAGATGACCTGCCCTTCTTTTCGTGTGGCAAACAAATCCCCATCAAGCCACGCTTTGGCAATGTATCTGCCTGCTTGTTTGATGGGGGCAGGGATTGTATCAAATGCCCTGATTTTATGCTTATTTAGCCACGCATTGACGATGACCACGGTTTGTTCATCAGCCTTATCAATGTCTGTTAAATCATCAAGTGTTATCATTGTTTCATCCTAAAAAACCCACCTAAAACAGATGGGGCTTTTTTATGCTGTTTGGCTGTTATTCAACCTTGGCGGTCTCACTCTTTGCCCCTGTTAAGGCTTCGGTAACCTGTGGGTCTTTAATGCCATAATCTGCCCCACTTTTGGCAGGGTCTGTTACCTGTGCGTTAGCCAGTGTGCTTTTGCTTTCATCAAAATACGCTCGCTCTGATGGATAGGTAAAATTAAAAGCAGGCTTAACCTTATCTTTTGGTAATGACATGAATTTCTCCTTATAGGTTGGTGATTAAAAAGCGGATGGGGGTAGCATCAGCATCAGCATCCAATCGCCAGTTAGCGGCGGTGGTCAAATCCGTCCAGCTCGCTGACAGGGCTTCATTTTTTGTGCCACCTGTAAGCGTACTAGGCTCACCGATGAAGCTAAACCCTTGGGGGTGGATGAGTATGTTACGGCGTGTCCATAGCGTGGTATGACCTGAGCCGTTGCCTGTGTTCGCCGTGCGTTCAATCTCCAAATCATCATGCCCTGCAACCATATCAGCAGCAAATGCCCCAGCCCCTAACAAATAAGAGACATATTTGGCGTTTTTGCCTGTGCCTATGACCGTGGCACGCTTTGACTGGATAAGCCTGCGACCGTTATACACATCAATGGGCTTTAAATCATCGGCGGTGGTTACTCTCTCAACCAGTCGCTGTTTTCTCATCTTGGTTGCAATCAAAGGATGAACAATCATCAAGCCTGACCCTTGGTGCATCTCATCTAGGCTACCCTCAGCATCAATAAAGGCATGGACATCAAAGCCTGATGTATCATCAGCGGTTGCCTTTGATATGTCAGTAGATAACTTCTTACCATTAGATTGGTCATAATTTAAAAGACCAAACAAGGTAGCGATGGCACGGTTTTCAGCTTGTGTCAGCCAATAATCATCAATCATCTGTGCCATAAGTTTTAGCGGTGATTGACCCATCAAATAGCTTTCAAGACGGCTTTCAATAAAACCCTCATTTAACAGTGCCAAACGCCCTTTTGAGCGACTGCCGTGGGTGGTGCGTGGCATGGCGATATCCGTCATGATGGTGTTGCCATAGTTGGCTTCTAAATTGCCATCAATGGGGTGGATAAAAGGCACATCAAAGGTTAATGAACCGCTGTTTAGCAATGGACGCAAACGAGCATCTGAGACAAATGCCCCTGATTGCCAAAACTTTGACCGCTGTAAGTTGTCTTTAACCTGATAAGACAAGGTGACATTTTTATTAAAAATCTCTCTTAATTTTGCCATGATTACTCCAAAAATAATTGATTGAATAAAGCAGGGTTTGGGTGGGCAAGTGCTAATCGCTCCTGTTCACTGTAATCACCTGCTCGCTTAATTAATTGACCGTTTGAACCTGTACCACAGGATTTTGTGCCAATGATTAAGCTGTCGTATTTACCACAGTTTTGGATTTGTTTTGCCAAATCGTCAAGGGTCATGATAGATACAGCACCGCTGGTATCTAGCACACTGATTTGACCATCTTTGGCGGATAACCGCTTTTCAATGAGTATTTGTAAAATCTCTTGGTTGGCAGGGTTATCGCTTAACTGACTTGATAACTTTTGGGCGTGTGATTTGACCAAATGCTCATCACGCTCTTTATCACGCTTAGCGATTTGCTCGTTTAACTCTTGGATTTTGGTTTGGTACTGCTTTTCTAGCGTCTCAAAATCCCCTTTTTTGCGTGCAGTCTCTTCGGCAAGTCGCTCTTTTTCAGCCTGCTCAGCCTTTCGCTGTTCGCTTTGTTGCTTTTTTTCAGCCAAAAGGGTCTCGCTGTGTTTACGCAATCGTTCAACTTCTGCTTGTAGCTCGTTGTACTGCTCTGGGGTGATTTGGTTTTGCGTGTCATCGCTTCAAACTGTGGTTGGGTTTTCTTCGCTCATAGGTTACTACCTTTGATTTTGCTGTTACAAACAGCGGATGATAAAAAAGCATCCTAATGGATGCTTGCCTTTTTAAATGCTTTGGGTTCTAATGCTCTCATTTGTTCAAGCGTTAAGGGCGTAAAATGCTTATCAAGCTGTAACGCCCTAAACCGCTCTACTGTCATGCCACCATCACGAAATAACTTCGCTCGGGTTTTGCCAAGCACTTCATCTTGATATTGGGCAGGCTGATTTTTTAGCCATTCATAATAAGTTTGATTTTTAACAACCCCATCCATGCTCGCTCGCTGTTTTGGGGCGGTATAATCGTCATAAACAATCTCAAAACTTGTTCGGCAGTTAAAATGATAGGGCGGATATCGTGCTTTGTCCAAAGGCATAAATACCCCATCTAAACCCCTACAAATGCTACTGGTGCGTAAATCTAAGGTAGCAAGTATTTTAATGCCTTTGATGATATCGGCATTATCGGCGATGACCGCCTGCTTGGCTTGATTTGCAACAATGGCTGTGCCTGTGTGGGCAATGGTCTTGGCATGGCGTGTTGTGATTGCCAAAATGCCATCTTGGTAGTTTCTAGCCCTAGACCCCCTTATCATTTGAACAAGTTTAGCATTGGGCAGACCGTCATGATGAGCTAGGCGGATGGCGTTAATGATTTTTTTGCGTTCTTCATCGTTAAATACATCAAGCAGTTCATCAAGCGTTACGCCCATTTTGCCGTCTAGTCGCAACGGCTTAGCAAACACTTCATCGGCATACTTTTGTAATGCCTTGATGTTCTTTGGACTGTCCACCTCATAGCGATGATTAAATAGCCCACGCCAATCGGTTTTTAGGTTTGTGATAAACTCCCCAAACAGGGTTTTTAATTGGCTGTCGGTTTTCTTTATCACAATATTTACTTCTTTTTGTGATAAATCGCCAATCTCTTTATTAAAAACCACCCTTTGCAAAAACGCCAAAATGTCTTTGATTATGACATTAAAATCATTCACCAATTTGGCTTTGAGACGTTCTAAATTGATTAGTTTCTTCATAGCCTAAATCGCTCTCAATCTCTGCTTTGGTAAGCTCATCATCTTCAATAAAGGCAATCTCATCATCTACCATTCTTGCCCGCATTTCACCCCAAGTGATTGCCCCTGCTTGCCATTCTGCGATGAGCTGTTGGCGTTCTTGTGGGGTCATCTTGGTGCTGTCAAACTTGGTATTAAGTGCCATCGTGCATTTATGATTAACACCCAAAAAGTCGGCACAATAATTAAGCACACGGCTATAAGCGTCCGATAGGTTATTGGCAAGCATGGCAAGTGCCGATGTCTCGTCTGCTTTCTCACTTTGGGCTTCGGTGGCAGTCTTGGTGCTACCGTTAGGCTCAATCAATCTTGCCCCCAATGCCACCATCTGCTCTTCTTTATTTTGCATGGCTTCATAAAGCCCACTGTTTGCATTAGATTGCAATAAAAACGCATTTGCCCCACTGCCTAAAATGTTCGCTGTTCTCGCTCCTAGACGGATGGGATTGCCTTGATTGACAATGTCGGTTACCCATTCTTTGGTAAGTCCTGTGATAAATAGGCTTGGTTGTCCTGAGATGAAATTACTCTCTTCATAATCAGCACTGTTACGATAATGGGCAAGGTTTAGCACTGCCAAATCATATAAAGGGGCGTCATCCATGGTTTTGTCATTATCATTTGACCCAAAAAAGGTAAATGGAATATCGGCAACGCTTAACACGCCTGTCCGCACTTCACGCCATACCCCGTCCTTTTGGTATAGGCTATGATGTACCACACCGTCAATCCAGCGATACACGATTAACTGCTCGCCATACTCTGCTTTAAAGCCGTCATCGGATTTGATGTAGCTTTCTTTTAGGACAAGCAAGGTCAGTTTGTTAGCGTTATTGATAGGCTCAACACGCCAGTTAATGATATGCTTTGGTTCAAAAAGCCTAATTTTTGGCACATAGTTATATTTTTTAACCTGTGCTTTGGTTGGCTTATATTCATCACTAGGCACATAAGGGTAATCGGCAAGCAATCCACCACGACCTTTTAAAAGCAACATCAAAAAGGCTTGGCGTGCTTGACCGACCAGCGATAGACTACCACCGTCCACATTGGTTTTAATGCGTTCTAGTTCTGGCGGTATGTCAAGCGTGGGGTATTTAGCAAACACCATCCCTGCCATGGCGTTGGTGGTTCGTTTGGTAACATTATAAAAAACGGCTCGTTTTTGATAATCCATGTATCGCTGTTTTTTAACCGCTTCACTCTCATCAATGGGACTGGGATTTGGCAGATAAATCTCGCCTTTTTTGACAATAGTATCTTGACTGTGATAACAATCTTCAATCATTGTCCATTTGGGTATTTGCTCTAAAAGCTCAGGCAGCATATAATCAGGGTTCATTAGTACATTCTCACTTTTAATTGTGTTGCATACTGCTGTTTTGTCTGATAAGTTGCAAAATAACGAAACGCATCAGCTCCATGGCTTGCCCAGTCGTGCAATGGTTTATCACGCCATACGCCCATTTTATCGTTCCATTCTTTGCGGTAACTTTCTAACGCTTTAATGCCTTGCTCGCATTTGATGGCATCAAAGGCACATTTGGGCAAGATTTGGCGTACTTTTTCAATGTCTTCATTGACATTGCTTGTTCTTGGGACAACATCAAAATTTAATCGGTATATCTGCCCATCAATCTCATAGCCATCTCGTGCAAGTTCTCGTAAAGTCTTAGCACGGTCAGCCCCAAGCTGTCTATTATCAATATCATGCGGTGCAACATGCTTGGCGTATTTGTAGCCCTTATCTTTTAGCACTTTGATATAATGATTTAATCTCTCGCCTGAATTTTCGTAATAATCAACAATGTGAAATTCATCACCTACTTGTCTGATAAACCAAATCGTCGTGCTGTCTGATACGCCCAAATCCCAATAAGTATCAATGGGCAAATGCTCATTATCAGGCAGTTTGTCAATGCGACTGTTAGCATATAAGTAGGCAAATTGCTTGGCATAATACGCACCTTCAATACTCTGCTCAAAGGCTTCTATTGGTAATGACGGTATTCTCGCTTCATGTCATCGCCCAGTGTGCGTTCTTTTGCTTGATACCATGCTTTTTGTTCATCGCTAAGCGATATGTCATACTTTGCTTTTAAGCTGTCAAAATACGTTTGTAATCGCTCGCTGATAGGTTCAGTGGTCATGGCGTACTCTTTGTTTTGCCACCATGCAAAAAAGAAAAACCGCCAATCTTGGGCGGTTAGTGTTTTTTAGATAAATACAGTTTTTCAGCGATTTTGCTAAACTCATAAAAATAACCATGTCTGCCCTCGGCGGTGCTTTCAAGTGTTACAATACCGTCAATGAAACCGCTTCAAATGCCCCTGTAACAATCTCACGTGCTTTATCAGGGTATTTGGCACAGATTTTACCAAATTCTGAGACGTGCAATCTTTGTAGTGTACCGCCACGAAATGATGTTGATACGGTAATGCTGCCACCATTTTCGAACACCAACTCTTCTTTGGTCTCAATCTTAACAGGGTTGGCAAGCCTGACAAGTTTGGGCAGGTTATCATAAGCGAATTTGACCTTTTCACGAAAAAGCCGTTTGGCATCGTGTAGGGTGTGGGCAATCAAGGCACATTTTTTTGACTCAAACAACGCACAGTCCAACTGCATGATACACACTTGCGTGGTAAAGCCTAATTGTCGTGCTTTTAAAATGATGTTCCTGCTGTGTTCATGTTCAAAGTAATCATATTGTTCAGCGGCCATCTTAAATTTGACCTTTTTACCTGTCTTGTCGGTAATATAATAAAGGTTATTTAACCGATATAAGGGGTCTGCCAGTTTGTCAAACATTAATCCGTTCCAAAAAACCCACCCACAGACAAACTTGGTGTTTTCTTCCTACTTCACCGTTGTCTGCTCTCGCCATTGGGCTAAAGTCTTACATCAACTCCATAGACTGACACGGTGGAACTCACCGCCTTTTAACGACTAAATTGTCGTTAAAATTTTTGTGGCATGATTTTAAAATATTAACACTGGCGTTAATGTCCCTGTCGTGCATTGTGTTGCAAATTGGGCATTGCCAATTTCTGATGTTAAGTGGCAACTCGTCTACTTTGTGATTACAACAGTGGCAGGTCTTGCTTGATGGATAAAACCTGTCCAATTCTTTGATGCTCTTGCCCCATTGGTTGGCTTTATAAATAAGTTGCCGTTTAAATTCATAA